AGGCCCTAAGCGCGGGCGCGACCACCCCCCGGGCACGGGTGCGGAGCAGCCGCATCAGCGCGCACGGCTGCGCGGGGGCAAGCGCAGCGGGTGAGGCCCCGCCGCGCCGGCCCGCGCGACGCTCCGCTCCGTTCCGTTCCGTGACCCCCCCCCCGTCTTTGACTTACCCCTAGACAAACTACGGGAAGCCTCACGCCTCCTGCACCACCCCCCCCTTCCATACCGCCTGCCGATCCCGCATCTCATACCCCAACCGGTGGAACGCCATATGATCCCCCTTGCTCGCAAACACCCACAAATTCTCCACCGCATTGTGCCGATCGTCCGTGTCCACATGGTGGACCACATACCCCGGTAACAGCGGAAACCCACACGCCTCCACCAGGGCCCGCGCCACGCGCTGGCCCTGCCGCCACTGCACATACCGCGGGTTATAGATAGCCCGGTGATAACACCGAGGCGAACAATACCGCTCGTTCCGCGTCTGCCCCCCACAGTGCGCACACGCCATCGGCGGCGCGGCCTCCCGCCCCCGCCGACGCGGCACCACCCGCGCGGCCTTCAACACGCGCGACACATACCCATACGTGCACCCATGCGCCCCCGCGACTTCGCGCACCGTCCGCCCCAACTCGTAGTCCACCACCATCGCTAACCGGTCAATCCCCTTATTCATCCCCCACCTTCTCGTATTCAGAAAAATCCCCACCCCCACCCCGTCACGGACCCACGCACGTCAACCCGTCCGCCCAGAAGAGACCGGACTGGCACCCCCCTGGGCGAGCCATGGCCGGGGCCCAGCGGGTCCCGGGGCGAGGTCGTCCGCCGGACTCGGCCTGGGATGGTGACTCGCTCTCGCTCGCTACTCACACGCGAACACACGAGTAGCCACGAGAGTATACATGGACTCACGTCACAGATCCGATATGAGTCCTTCTGTTTAGTTGTCGCGTATCTGCGAGAGCCCTTCTACTACAAGGGTTCGCGGGGTATTGTGAGGGTATTGGGGCGGGTTATGGTGACCGGGTTCGAGGCGTTTTCGTTGCTATCCACTATATCTAGTGGTGCGGGGAGTCTGAGACTCTGTGAGACGCCGGCAATACTCACGTCACCCGAGCCCACGACGACCGTAATGCCTTGGTTCTCGGGGTCAGGCGCAATGACGCCAACCGCGATGAGCGCATCGCGCATTGGACGATGCTCTCCACGCTTTACCGCAACGGTGAAGCTGCGAATCCAATCGACGGCGGCTTGGTGGGCATTGGCTTGGAGGACACCAAGGGCGGTACTTGTGGTTGGTTGGTGTTTAGCAATCACGGCGGAGACGCGCTGTTGACTGAGTCCGGTCACGCGTGCAATTTCCGACTGGGAGATTCGTTCGGTGTGTAACCGGAGGATCGTGACGGTTTCAGCGGTACTGGTCTTCGTGTGGGGCTTGCGGGTGGGGGCTCGCTTGGTGCCGTAGCGGCCTCGGTCTTGGGGTGTGGGGCTTACCGTGTCCACGTGGGCATTCTCGCACGGGTCCAGATTTATTTCACGTCCCACCTTCACACCCCTTGACTTGTTACATTCGTTGAATGTAAGATGTCTGTGTTGGATGCATGAGGCATTTGACGGTGGCGCCTGCAGAGACGGGCGCCGAGGGAAAAGAAAGTCATGACGAAAACAGCGCGTGAAGCGGGGGTAGCGAGACTGGCGGAAGGGTTTATGGTCCCGCGCGTCTGGCAGTGTGACGTGTGGGAAATCGACGGGAATCAGGGTACGGCCTACGTGCCGGCGGATGCGGTCGGGATCGCGCGGATAGATGGCGTGATTGACGATCGGCGGGTCGGCAAGTTTGCCGACTACTACGACGGGCAGACGATCTATTCGGCCACGTACCGCACGGGCGTGTGGTGCGCCCGGCTTTCAGCACCCGGGTATATGGACCAGACCGACGTGTCCGTGTTCGAGACCCGCGCTGAGGCTGAAGCGTATCTCGTGGAGACGTACGACACGGAGGGCAAGTAGTCATGACGCGAAGCACGGCAAGGCTTGCGGCCACGGTGTTTTTTGGCGGGACTGGCATTTATGCCGACTTGCCTACGGGCGCACGGTTCAAGTTTCCCACGAACGCGGCCGGAACGGTCTGCACCAAGACAAAAGACGGCTGGTACACCACGGACAACGGCGGGAAGTTCCGTACAGGTATGGGTACGGCCGTGATTACGCTTCCGGAGGGCAACTAATCATGCGAGGCCGACGTGTCAATTATGAGCGGGACGAGGCGACGTTTTCAGCGGACGCCTACACGGTGTCTGGTTGGGGCGAGGATATCGCGTTCGTTGTCCGTGGCTGGGAGACCGAACCGGACGAGGATACGGAGTGGAGCGGCTACGAAGTCCGGACGGGCCGGATCGTCGTGACGATGATTGGCGACGATGCCCGGCATGTCGTCGATATCGAGGACTTGACCCCACTGGACCGTGAGGACTACTGCGGCGAATGTGGCCAAGTCGGATGTGCCCATGACGGCCTCGACCGCGACGACAGCGACAACGCGTAAAGGATGACGGCAAGGCCCACACGGGCCTTGTAAATCCCGGGACTGGTCCGAACGCCAGTCACACATCACGCCTTATTTGGGATTGGGGCATAGACGAGGATTCAATCATGCGAGACCGACTCAGGACCGTTCGCTTCTCTCCGTACCGCAAGGGCCACGGGCCCACGTTTACCCTCCGCACGTATGACACCGGCCGGACCGGATACGGCGGGAAGTCCCTCATTGCGTATCAGCTCACCATGCGTGAACACGGGAAAACGCAAACCGTGTTCGAGGGTGCTGATTTCGGGTGCTCCCCGTTGCACGCCATCGACAGCGACCGGACGATCGTAGGCCTCATGTCGTTTCTCACGTTGCGGCCTGGGGACACCGATCGCGAGTATTTTGACGCCTACACGCCTGAACAGCTCGCCTATTGCTCGGCGCATGCTGAAGCGCTGGGCTGTGCCGTCGATGGCCGATTCGGGGAGAACTAACGCCATGGAAACCATGAAACTGTCAACGTTTGTCGCGAACGCGTCAGAGCCGTACGCGTGGCCCGGCGGGTATCCCCGGTACCTCATTACGCACGACGGCGCCGCACTGTGTTTCACGTGTGTCCAATCCGAACGGCGCCTACTTCGGAACGCCTGCCGGAATCCGCAGGCGTATCACGGCTGGGTGCCGGCGGCGTTCGAGATCAATTGGGAAGACGTGGATCTCACGTGTGACCATTGCGGCAAGCACATTGAGTCTGCGTATGGAGAGACCCGCTAATGGCCACGACAGCAAGCCAACGGCGCGCGAAGTGTTTTCTTGACGCGTTCGTGCGGTCTGAATTTGTCGCGAATTGGACGGCCGAACGCACGAACGAAGGCTGCTACGCGCGATCTGGGACGGACGATCGCGATCGGCACGATCGGTGCTGGGAAGCCGCCGAAGACGGCGCCGACGGCATGACGCATGCCGAACATATCAACGACTGGCGCCGAGCGCTCCCGGAGTATGTGCGCAGCATGCGACGGGGATACCGGTACGAGGCGCCAAACCGACTCATGGATGCCGTGCGGGCCGAGATTGACGCGGTAGAGGCGTGGCACCTGGCCAACGGCTCGCTCTATCAGGAAATTGGATAAAGGGTGACGGGCACGGCCGCCAGGCCGTGTTAACCCCCGAGAGCCGGTCCGAACGCCGGCCAGATCCACGCCTGTAGGGGTTCCCGCGGGCATAGACGAGGACAGAGATGACGACAGCACCACGGATGTATCGGATCATTCGGTTTCGACAGCACGGCCGGCCGCGCACGATGCGCCAACGGCTCACCTTGGAGGAAGCACAAGCGCATTGCCGCCGGGACGACACACACGGGCCTGGTTGGTTTGATGGGTACGACACGATGCGCGGCATTCCTGACCCGGACGACAATCGCGCGGAAGGTGGCCAGTAATGGGCGAGCAATTGACAGACCTGATGTCAGGCGTCACGGTCACGAGCCGGTATGGCGCGAAGACGGTGCCGACTGACGACTGGCACCGAACGGCCACCGGCTACCGCGTCACGGTCCGGTATCAGCGGCGATCGTTCACGTTTGACTACTGGCACGGAAGCGCTATCACGGAGGCGCCCGAGGACCGGCCCGCGGATGTCATCGACAGCATTCTGAGTGACGCGCAAGCGGGCGAGGAGTCCTTCGAGGAGTTCTGCGGGAACTTCGGCTATGACACCGACTCGCGGACGGCTGAACGGACGTATCGTGCCTGCCAGCGGACCGCGCGTCACGTGCAACGCGTCTTTGGTGGCGACTACGAACGGTTCATTAACGCGGAACGCGGCTAGAAGGTCTCGGGCTTCGGTCTGCCCCTACGGGGGCAGTCCGAAGGGCGATTGACCTTCCCGAACGCCTGCACGGGACTGCGGGCACATGAGAGCACACAATGACGACGTACACGCCCGAATGGGCACGGAACGACAATCCCACCGCGACGATGAGCCATGCCGAGATGACGGCCTATTACAAAGCGCACAGCCTGGCGGGTGACGCGATGTTCGCGTGCCGGCCTGGCACGGACACGCCGGACGCGATTATCGCGGGCTGGGGGGCCATCCTGAACGCCCTAGACGCGCGCAAGGGGAAAGCCACGCCCGCGCTGCGGGCCGAGGGCCGACGCCTGCGGAACTTGACACGCGCCTGGCTGGCCGAACAGCCGCGGGACGCCCGGTTCGTGATGACGGACGACGAAAGCGAGGCGGCATAATGGCCGCTGATGCACTCGCCCGCGTCACGATCTTCCGTGGGCCGGCGTCCTGGATGATCGATATGCGCGACGATCCGAGCGGGACAGACACGCTCGCGCTATTCGGGACGACGATTTTACCGATGCCGTTTACACTTGCGGCCTCGCTCGACCGCGTGGTGCTGTCGCTTCGGCGGCAACACCCGGCGATCGTGATTCGGTTCGCCGAACCGCACGAGTTGGTCCGACGGGCCCGGATGGAAGCGCATCTATGACGGTAATTCTCTATGCCGTCAACGAGGACGCGTACGTCATTGAGTGTGATGTGGACGCGCGTGGCGGCCTGGGGACACTGGTCCTCGGGCCGCGCGCCGAGGCGAGGCGCTTTCCTGACGTGCGGGCCGCCCTGACGTACTGGAAACGCCAAAGCACGGTCCAGCCGTTACGCACGGATGGCCAACCGAATCGGCCGCTCACGGCGTTCACGGTGGACGTACTGAGACTGGAGGATTGATGGTCACTCACCCAAACCGAGGGAACGACCCGTACCGGCCGGGCCGGACGCCACGGCCGGCGGAAATTCTCGCCGCACGTGCGGCGGCCAGCCTGACACAAACTGAGGCGGCCAAACTCGTACACTCAGCGCTCATCTCCTGGCAGCAATGGGAAGCCGGCACCCGGCGAATGCACCCGGCAACCTGGGAGCTGTTCTGGCGCAAGGTGGGGAAGGCGAAGCGGCCGGCGGTGGAGGAGGCCGCGCCCGTGATCGACGAGGACATCATCTGACGATCGAACGGACGGCATGACAGGAGGATCAATGACAGAGCAAGAACGGGACATTATTCGGCGACTGCGGCCCATTCCAGCGACGGCCTGGACCGTCGGGCAGTTTGTGACGACAGGTGATGCCGTCGGCGCGTATTGGAACGGGACCAAGTGGACAGAGGGACATGCGCCTTAGAAGTGGGGCGAGATGGACGTGAACAAACCCATGACCGTGGCGGCCTATCGCGTCCAGGATGCGTCTGGGCGGGGACCGTGGAGGCCTGGCCTCAGTCGCCAGTGGATGGACATGGCCGCTCCGGTCGGCCGCTTGTCGGAAACGCTGATGGACCTGATGACCGACGAGGATTTAGCCCTCCTGCCGCCCGGCTATCACTACGGCTTTGCGTGTCGATCCATGACAGCGCTCATGGCGTGGTTTCTGCCGCAGGAGATCGCCCGACTCCAAGCTCTCGGGTTTTATCCGGTCCGTCTCCTCGTAGACCGAGTCGTGAAGGAATCACCGACGCAGATGGTGACTGCCCGTCGCCGGCCGTTTACCGATGGGGCAACGCGCCTCAGTTGGCCGACCGTGGGTTAGATAGGGCGATCCAGTGAGGATGGAGAGAAACTACAGGCAGGGGGGAGTCGAAAAGTTGACGTGTCCACTCCTAGGAAACCAGGCCCTGCAGGCCGAACTCTTCGAGTTACAGGGGCGCGAAATCCACGCGCTCGCCGAGACGGCGAACGGGTTAGTCGAGGTGGCGAACGGGTTACAGAGCGGAATTCAATCACTCATGAAGTCTCATGAGATCGTGGGCCGGATGCTGGCGGCCACGGCCGAGCTGGCGGCGTTGTCGTAACGCTCAGGTGTCGTCGTCGGCGGCGGGAAGGAATCGCCGCGCGGGCGCTTCGTGCCCGCAATGCGAGCAGCGCGCATTATGCGATCGGTCTAAGTGAATCACGGTGATCGTCGGCGTGTTCTTCGCGCCGCAGCCGGGACAGACGAACCGGTGGACGAGTTCCACTTCCCACGGTTTGAGTTTCACGCGCCACCTTCCCACGCCGCGCTAGCCCGGCGGCGGCTCGAAATCGTTCAGCGTCAATCGCAGCCGCCAGTACGGATCGTCCCCGGTCGGGGCGATCCAGGTCCCCGGCCCGGGCGTCAATCTCGGCTTTCGTGACCGCTAATCCGACACTCATCGCTGTCTCCGTTTCCGGTGTGCGCAGAACCCTTGGCAGGGTATCACCGACTCAGATCCTCACGCGAAAGTTGCAGATGAAGGGGTTAACGGTTGCAGGTGCTTAAAACATTGAGAAAAAACGTCAACGATTCGCCTTCACACGGCGAAGGTCCAGGGTTCGAGTCCCTGAGCGCCCACCACCCAAATACTTAGGAAAAACCCAAAAACGGCCCAAAAATGCCTCCCAAAACGGCCCAAATTTCTGCAACTCACAAATTGCAAAAACAGGCGCAAATTCACCAAAACGCGTTTTGGCGGTTGCAGGTTTTGATGCGCGCACGAAAACCTCAATGTTTATGCGGGTCAAATGAGGTTGCAGGTTAAAAATGCTAGGGAATTTGCGGAACTCCATAGAGCATCGCCCTGTCAGAAAAGCGGGTCAGCGGGGCATCTGTTTGGGCCGCGCCTGGACCGGCATCGGGGCCAGCGGGGCCTGCGGTCGACGTTCTTCCAACGGCTCCTGCTCGGCAATCTTGTAGGCCTTGGCCAAGATGACCGAGATGACGAACGACTTCGACACGCCGTACTTCATCGCGTCCGCTTCGACGTGCCGCTTAATCTCGCCCAGGACGCACGAGGGGAGCGCCTCGCGCCCCCCTTTGACCGGTCGCTGCCGACGATAGAAGAGCCCCATTAGACCGTCCCCTTCCCGGCTCGTTGCCGTCTCGACCGTGCCGCCTTCTTGAGCAGGCGTTGGAGTTTGGCTTGATTCTCAGGTTTCTGCGTCCAATGCTGACCGGGCGCGTAGTGGCGCAGCTTCACGGGCGGGGCGAGGGGCGGCGCGTCCCGGGTCCCCTTGACCGGGGGCGCGCCCTTGGCGCGCGCCTGATGCTGTTTCGCGACGACCTGCTTCAATCTGGCTTTGTTCTCGGGTCGCTGGGTCCAGTGCGTGCCGTTGTACGTGTAGCCGGGCCGCACCCCCCCCAGGTTCTTTTCCACCCGCTTCCCAATGGCGGTCGCCGCTGTCGGATGATCGAACGGATTGCTGGTCAAGAGGTCTTCGAGCACGTCCGCCGCTTTGCGCAATTTCTTGATGTAGTCGTTAATCATGCGAGCCTCACGAGTTTCGGCCGGCCGACATTGGCCGGCGGGGGAGCCGGGGACGGAGTCGCCGGCGAGGGGAAAGCCGCATCGAGCGCGGCCTTGGCGCGCGTGCTGGCCGCTTGTCGGCTGTAGCGCCAGGTTTGTTTGGGCGAGGTGTGTAAGGCGAGTTCAGCGGCCCCACGTTCGTCGGCCGAATGCGTCACGATTGTCGTGACGAACAGATGCCGCAACGCGTACACGCTGAACGGAGCCACGCCCGCCGTCGCTTGCGCCGTGTGCAGGGCCTTGTAGAGCGCGGACCCAGAGAAACTCCCAAACGCCTTCGCCGCCGCGAACGCCTGTAAGGCCTCCCACGCCTCGGCGCTCACCGGCAGGGTGCGGGGCTTGGTGCCGCCGCCTTTCTTGCGTCCGTGGACCGTGACGGTCCGTGTCTGCGGATGCAGATCTTGAGGCCGCAAGCGTTTGAGAATGCCACTCGGCCACCCCGTGCGCCAGAGCACCGTGAGCCGCAAGCGCGTGAAATGATCGCGTGTGGTGAAGACGCGCAAACAGTCCAAGGCGGCTTGGACATCCTCCTGGGAGGGCAACACCAGCGGCAGTTCCTCCTCGCGATACGGGGGAATGTCACGCACGGGATTCGCCCCGCTCTTACCGTTGAGCACCGTGTAAAAGTCCAGCAGGGCGGTGCGATACACATTGAGGGTGCCCGGTTTCGCGCCGGCCTTGCGTTTCTCTTCCAGGTGGTGACGCACTTCGAGACTCGTCACTGAGTCGCGCGTCCGCTGCCGGCCGAGCACATCGCGCCACCACTCGATGCGATGCGTGCGGTCGTAGAGCGTGGGCATTCCGGCTTTGGCTTTCAGGTATGCCTTGACGTCGGCGGCGAATGTCGCACCGTCATCCGCCGCCTGCTGGTCGAGCCCAAGTTGCGCAGCAGCCACCAAGTTCTTGCGCGCCTCGATGAGGGTCGCGAGCGTGGTCCCGGGCGGGAAATGTCGCGAGACAAACTCGCCGCGCACTTTCGCGAACACTTGCCAGCCGTGTAACGTCTGGCGCACTCCTGGCGTTTTCTTTTCCATTTTGTCGTCCTGTCTTCTATGAGCAGTAGTAGGTGGGAAACGCTATCCGGTCTTCTTGGCGGCCTTCAAACGCCGCCAAATTAAAGGACCCGCCAGACCGGCGGCGATATCACACTCAGGCAGACCGTTTACGTCGCTGGCGTGCAGGATTTGAATCGCTTGATCGATGAATTCCGCGTGGTCCTGATTGACTTCGCGTATTTCGGTCAAGCGTTGAAACGATTCCAGCGAACACTTGAGCGCGCGACGGCGCGTCAAGGTGCTCGGTGGCGTTGAGCGCGATTTCGATGAAGGCTTTTTGGAATGCTTGTTTGACGATAAGGGAACGACGAGATTGAGCCGCCGCCGGTGAGTCATGCCGCCTGCCTTTACGAGTCGTGGGTGGTGAAGCGGCTTGACCAGGCGGCAGGAAGAATTCCGCCAGCGTCAAGCCGCGCACCGCCGCAATTGCGTCGAGTTTGTCGAAACAAGGGGGGAACTTTCCCGCAATCCACCCACTCACGGTGGAGGGGTCCACCCCGGCCAGCCGTGCCAGTGCCGCCGATTGCCCCCGCGTGGCGCGAATCTCCAAGAGCCGAAATCTCAATAAACCCAAAGCATTCATGTTGGCGTCTTTTTTATCACGCAACATTCTTGAGTGTCACGCAATTTCTCCTATGAACTGAACGCAGCCAAAAATTGACATTGACAGGCGGGTGGTGTACGGCTCAATATTGCGCCGTGCGCAACAAACGCCACTCCCCGGTCAAGCAGCGCGTGCGGCTCTATCTGGCCGAGCACGACATGACCCAAGACCAACTGGCGGCCCATGTGGGGATTACCGCCGGACACCTCTCCCACGTCCTGTCGCGGAAGCACACGCCGTCGCTGCGCGTGGCCGTGGCGCTCGAAAACATCACCGGGGTCTCCGTGCGTGAATTCCTCCCGTCGAGGGCGCGATGAGCCTGCTGTCGCGTGCGGCCGAGACGTATGTGCCCCTGGCTACCCTCTGCGCCGACATTGGCTATCCGCCTGACCGGGTGGGGCAACGGAACCTACGCCGGCAGATTCGCCGCAAGGGCTTCGAGGTGCGTCGAGTCGGCAATGCGTTTTCCGTCCAGGTGAGCGTGTGGACGGCCTATCTCCAACGCTGCGCCCAAGACAGCGCGCGGCATCGCACGACCATCGGCGCGCAGTCCAAGGCCCGGTGGGCCACCAGGCGCGAGGCCCGCGAACCCGGCCCGCCGTTATGGAGGCCGTGATTCTCATCGCCGTAGTGCTGGTGGTGTTTCTGTTGGGACAGATGGTGGACAGGCGTCCGATGGACGACGACGAGGAACCCTGATGCGGCTGACCCTGATTGACTTGTCCTCGTTAGCTTTTCCCATCTGGCACATGGCGGGCAGCGACCCGAACCCGAACGCCGTGTCTGACCAGCTCGTGGCCCGGGTGCGGGCCCTCAGTGACGACCACACGGCCATCTGCTGTGATGCCGGTCGCTCGTTCCGCCACGACGTCTCGGTGGAGTACAAGGCCAACCGCAAGCCCGAAGAACGCGCCCCGCTGTACCACCAGATTGACCTGGCGCTCGACCGGTTGCGCGGTGATGGGTTTCCGATCTGGTTCGCTAAAGGGTTTGAAGCCGACGACATCATCGCCAGTGCCGCCCGGCGGGCGGTCGAGGCCGAGCACGACGTCTTGATTGTCTCGGCGGACAAAGACCTGCTGCAGCTCATCGCGGACCGCGAGGCCGGCGGCGGGGCCGTCACGGCCAAATCCCTGAAGACCGGCGACATCATCGACGAGGCCGCCGTGGAAGCGCGGTTCGGCGTCCGCCCGGAGCAGATGTGTGACTACCTGACCATCGTCGGGGACGCGGCCGACAACGTGAAGGGCGTGGTGGGGATCGGCGAGAAGGGGGCGGCGCTGCTCCTGCAGAAGTGCGGCTCGCTCGACAATATCTACGAGCACTTGGACGACCTGGTGGCCGAGAAAACACTCAAGCCGTCCCAAGTGCTCTCGCTCAGAGCCTTCGAGTCGCGCCTGCAGGAAGTCCGCACGCTCATCACGCTGCGCACCGATGCGCCCGTCCCCTTTGACGAAATTCTGGAACCCCGTGTGCCCCTGGATGTGCCTGACATGACTGAAGACACTGCCCATACTGCCGAAACCGTCTACGACGATATCGACGAGGCGATGCCCACGGTGACGGCCCCCGCGCCTGACGCACCTGGGGCCCCATCCCCCCCGCCGCCACCCCCGCCGCCAGCGACAAAGCCGGTGGTGAACGGGACGCTGACGGTGCTGGACGGGCCGCCGCCGGACTGGAAAGTCGCGCTGGAGCCGACCTCAATGGCCGAAGCCATCACGCTGGCCAAGCACGCGTTTGACAGCAAGCAGTTCAGTGCCTACGGCACGCCGCAGGCCGTGCTGATGGCCTTGCTCGCCGGCCGTGAACTCGGGCTCACGGCGATGGCGTCCCTGCGTGCCTTGCACATCATCGAAGGCAAGCCGACGATGTCCGCCGACTTGATGCGGGCGCTGGTCATTAAGTCTGGGGCCGTGAAGTTCTTCCGCTGTACCGAGCGCACGGACACCTATTCGACCTGGCAGACGCAACGGGGCGACGATCCGCCCATCTCGGTCACCTACACGATGGACGATGCCCAGCGGGCCGGCGTCGTGAAACCGGGCAGCGGGTGGGTGAAGTACCCGGCCGATTTGCTCGTCGCCCGCGCATCGAGCAAACTCGCGCGGCTCGTCTGTCCCGACATCCTGCACGGAATCTTCACGCCGGATGAGCTAAAGGAGAATCTGTGACACCTCGTCGAGTCTCTTTGGCATCCGGCTTGAGATTTGGTCGGCTGATTGTCGTCCAGACCAGACCCCAACGACAAACACACGGCAGAACCGTCGCCGACGTTCGCTGCGATTGCGGCGCCATCATCACCGTGCTGCTTGGGAATCTCGCCAAGGGCGCGACAACATCGTGTGGATGCCGAAGACGTGACGTTTCCAAAACAAATGCCGCCAACTGTGGCTACAGCGCAGTGACACGAACGCACGGCCAAAGCCTGACGCCGGAACACATCGCGTGGCGAGGCGCAAAAGGTCGTTGCTGTAACCCACGAAATCACGCCTATCGCCACTATGGGGGGCGCGGCATCCAGATGTGCGACGAATGGAGGCGTAGCTTTGAAGCCTTTTTCGCCGCGATGGGACCGCGACCCAAAGGCTACACGCTTGAGCGTATGGATAACGACCTCGGATATGAACCCGGGAATTGCGTCTGGGCCACAAGAAAAACACAAGCGAATAATCGCCGTAGACCAGGCATTTACACCCCCGAAGAATTGCGAGAACACCAATGAGCGAGACCGCGCTCACCGTGCTTGTGGAGATTCGCAACGCTCTGCGTGAACTCGTCGCGCAGCACAAAGGCAAGGCGCCGGCCGTCATCCCACGGGCCATCAACCCCATTGCCCCAGACACCGAACTGGACAATCCCACGTACGGCGATCCGCCCGTCAAGAGCGCCCCTCGCGATTGGACGGGGGAATTTCGCGTCGGCCAGCGGATGAGCGAATGCGAACCCGTCCTGCTCGACCTGTTGGCGGAACGCTACGACTACTTCGCGACGAAAAACGACCGGGAGCAGGCGGTGACCGACAAGGGGCAACCGAAATCCGACTATGACCGGCGAGCCGCCGCGAAGGCCCGAGGTTGGGCTAAACGCCTGCGTGCGGGGTACAGACCACGCACCCCGCCGCCGATGGATGAGACGCCAGAGTGGGGAGACTCTAATGACCCACCCTTCTGACACCCATACGCACCGCTGCCGCGCGTGCAGCACCGTCTACACCTGCCACGGCGAATGGGTGCCTGTGGACAATGCCGACGGCTGCACGAAGGCCGTCTGCTACTTCTACCACCTCGAAGGCCTCGACCGATGCGGCCCCTGCGAGACGGCCCATCTCCTGGACCTGCCCGATCTGGCGCGGATGATGGCGCACCCGCACTTCGGGGCGATTCGCCGCTTCCATGACGGCGATTGGCTGGTCGTGTTCGACGAGACCTCACACGGCCGCACCTGGCGGGGGAACAGTCTGGCGGAAGCCGTCTCGAAGTGGAGCGAGCAGTACGAGGCCCGGCCATGAGCCATCTCACCGCCGGCATTGCGGGCGACGAGTTGATGCGGCGGCGGGCGGCGGGCCTCTGCACCGCTTGTGGCCTGACGCCCGTCTTCGCGGTCAATGCCTCCCGCACCCTGCCGTGGCTGTGCGCCCGCTGTCGTGAGCGCGTGCCGAAAAAACCCCGCGTCAACACGACCGTGAAGAAGCCGGACGCACGCCGGGACACGGTATAAGCCTGATTCGCGCCGGGAGAGACGACTATGAGAGCCGCGACGTTGTTTTCTGGCATCGGGGCACCGGAGCAGGCGATGCCGGGGTGGCAGTGGCTGTGGCACGCCGAGATTGAGCCCTTTCCTTCAGCGGTGATGGCCGTGAGGCATCCGCCGTCAGTGAACCTGGGAGATGTGACGAGCCATGATTTCTGCGAACGCGCATGCGCCATCGGGCGGCCAGATGTCGTTGTGTTTGGATCACCCTGTCAGTCCTTCAGTGTCGCCGGACAACGGCTTGGCTTGGATGATCCACGCGGCAACCTGGCGCTCGTCGCCTTGGGAGTTCTTGCACGGCTTGAGCCGCGTTGGTTCGTCTTTGAAAACGTCCCCGGCCTCTTGTCGAGTGACGGCGGGCGAGACTTCGGGGTATTCCTGCGAGCAGTGGAAGACAGCAGGTATTGTGCGGCGTGGGCAGTGCTGGACGCGCAGTATTTCGGCGTGGCGCAGCGGAGGCAACGCGTGTTCGTTGTCGGCCATCTTGCAGACTGGCGGGCTCCCGCGGCGGTACTTTTTGAGCCCGAGAGCGTGCGCGGGCATTCTCCGACGCGCCGAGAAGCGCGGCAAGACGTTGCCCCCACACTTGGCGCAGGCCCTGGCAGCGGTGGCCGCACCTATGGCACCGATGCAGACTCGTGTGAAAGCCTCGTCGCGATGACGCTCAACGGCAAGGGCGGCAGCGGACGGAGTGACGGCGAGTCAGAGACGTTCGTCACGCATTCCCTTCGTGCGGACGGGTTCGACGCAAGCGAGGACGGCACGGGGCGCGGAACGCCGCTGGTACCGGTGGCCTTCGACGCGCGGCAGTCGGACGAGTTGACAGCCGTGCGCCGATTAACGCCGGTCGAATGCGAGCGCTTGCAGGGATTTCCCGACGACTACACGAACGTCGCGTATCGCGGCAAACCGGCGGCCGACGGGCCACGCTACCGCGCGATCGGCAACTCCATGGCGGTGCCCGTGGTGCGCTGGATTCTTGCGCGGATCGCCCAAGTGGACGCACTCCAGGGCCATCGCGGACAAATGCCGTTGTCGTTCGAGGCCGTCTCATGATGCGCTGGCTCTTGCATCTGCTCGGCGTGGATGACGAGCCGGACCCGGCGTGGCGTCCGACTGGCGTCGTCTATAAATTCCACGGCCACGACGAAAGCAAAGCCCGCGCACGCTGGGAACAGCAGGAAGCCGAAGCCGCCGCCTGCCGCCAGTCGGCCCAGCGCCACATCAACACGAATCCAGGGCCGCACTCATGACGGACTACTCCGAGCGTTTCTTGCTGTTCTGGAGCAGCTACCCCAAACGCGTGGGCAAGGGCGCGGCGTGGAAGGCCTGGGTGAAATTAGACCCGCCGGCGCTGGTCATTGACGCCATGTTGACGGCGCTCGCGTGGCAGATCCATCAACCCAAGTGGCGCAAAGATGGCGGCGAATTCATTCCGTACCCGGCGACCTGGTTGAACGCCCGCCGCTGGGAAGACGAACCGCTGACGGCGACGGGGCCGGCAAAGGTCGATTGGTGGGACGAGTGTAAACAGGTCCACGGGGTAGACGCTGAGGGCGTGCCGGTGTGCGGGCAATCGTATTGGCATCATCAACGGATGGCGCGCGAACGTAGCGAAGGCGACAGCGTATGAGGTTCGCGAACTGATGGATAAGCCGAGTGGCTATCACCGCACGCCGCGCAATTGTTGGCGCGATTTCTTGAGGAAGCGAACACATGCGTTTCTATCCGGTCCACCGCTGCGCACGGGTTCACAGCCCGGTCCACGGTGCCGGCAACAGGGCGAACGGGTGGCGCGTGCCAAACCGATGGTCTCGGGCAAGCCGAGACTCACGCGTCCCGGTCTGGTCGAGGAGCACATTGAGCAACTTTTGGCGCGATTTTTTACGTGCGCGCACCAGTCGTTCACTGTCATTCCGGCAAGGGCAGTTACCACGCCAACTGCTTCCCTTGTGACCGTTGGCGACCAGATGGCTGTTGACTGATCGATCACGCGGGTCCTTCGACACCCGCGGTACGGCAACACTTCCGAGCGTCTTCGAAGACATCGGGGGTATGGGCGTTGTGTGATCAGTGGAAGAAAAAAACGCGCCGAATGCGAATTCGCGAGGCCCAATCATGACGCGCACTGACATTGACGAGTCCGTCACCCATCGCCTGACCCTGATTGAAGGGATGCTCCGGCACGCGCAGGTGCTCTGCGGCAACCGCCTCACGAATCTCTGCGACCTCGCCGTGGCCTCGCCTGGCCTCATCGTGTCGCTCTATCTGGAGGCGCGTGAAGCGATTGAGGCGTCGGGCGCTCCTGAGGACGCGAAAATCGTCATGCGTCGAAGTGTGCAGTTTCAGGTCACACAGCTCCTCGACGTGGTGCTCACGGTCGTCAGCGCTGAAGACCCGAGACAGGCACTCGCTGAACATTGGACCCAGCCGTCCTCCCTCGGCGAGTCGGTGCATTGATGGCGACGAGCTGTGCGTTTGACGATTGTCGGCGTGGTGCGGAATCGGCGTCTCAGCCTGGCATGGTGCGCATCACCGGCCAGTGGGTATGCGCGGTGTGCTGGTGGGGGCACCCGTCGCGACAACCCAAACTCACGCTCACAAGGGCTCCCCTCCGGAAACAAACACGGCGGACCGCATGAGACGGCTCCCTCTCTACAGCCAAGACACGCGGCCATGAGCGCCCAACAGTGCACGGGTCATGATCGCGTCGTGGCCGGGATGCCATTTGTCACCACGCTGGCGCGTCGGTTGGCCTCGTCGCGGCACAAGTTGGAGGTGGACGACTTGGTGCAGGACGGGTTGGTGGGGCTGATGGCCGCCGCCGCTCGCTTTGAACCGGCCCGTGGCATCCCCTTTGAGGCGTTTGCGACGTCACGGGTTCGTGGTGCGATGGTGGACGGGCTGCGCCGTGCCGCTTGGCCGCGCCAGGTGCGGCGGATGCGGCGAGAACTCCACGCCGCGCGCACGCGCCTGCGTCAAGAATTGGGCGCTGAACCCACCTTGGAAGAGTTGGCGGGGCGGTTGCGCCTGGCCGTCGTCCCGCTCCTGCGGCGTCTCCAGCGCATCAGTGCGATGGAGGACACGGTCCGGCCGCCGGCCTCTCCGGCCCCACCCACGCCTGATGTGTTGTACGTGGAACAGGAAGCCCGCGCCCGGGTGCGCCGAGGCCTCGCGGGCCTCCCGCCCAGGGACCAGGTGCTTATCCAACGGTACTATTTCGACGAGACAACGATGGCGGTGATTGCCGCCGAACTCGGCGTGACGCCATGTCGCGTCTCGCAACTACACCAACGGGCGCTCCGGCGACTCCGGGGCCTGCTCGCCACGACGCCACCCGTGACCCCCTGACTGGAGTGATTATGCCGACCCGTCCGACTGTCTTGCGTTTGGCCTTGTGCGCACTCGTCCTGGCCGGGGCCTGGGCGTGCGGCGATACCATCGTCAACATCCCGAACCCGACCCAAGCGACCCCGCTCGATACCAAGCCCGCGGTCATTACGAGCCGATTGGAATTTCGTGTTACGGGCAATGCCACGTCCGCCCGCATCCGGTACAGCACGCCGCTGGACGGCCTGGTGCAAACGACCACGACGCTGCCGTTTTTCACGTCGTTCAACACGACGTCGGACAATCTGTTCCTCTCGCTCGAAGTGACGCCGATCAATTACTCGGCCATCGTGAACAATCCGTTTCTCTCGGCGCAGATTCTCGTCAACAACACGCTGTTTCGTGAGGCCACGTCCACGGATTTCCTGCTCTATACGATTTCGGTGAATGGCGTCTGGCGCAGATGACGCCGCACTGTGGCGCGTGTTTACACTGGAAGAGACGCTACGACGACGCACACGGACGAGGCCGGGGCACGTGCTGGGATGCCGTCCCCTGCGTGATGACGCACGAAGACGACGCGTGTGACGCGTTCCAAGACCGGCTCGCCAACCGGGCCGAATTCGAGGCCATGGCGGACACGTTGCGGCGGACAACACCACGGATGGAGCCGTAATGGTCCGCTGGCATCGACGCGAAGACGCTCTGCCGTGCGAGTGCCTCACCACCGTGAGACTCCTCTGCGCGCGACCGTCCCGGTGGACGCTGACGAAGGACGCCGAGACGAAGCGCGCGTGTACCGCGCACGCGGTGTTGCTCGAACGTGAAGGCTGGATTCGGCAGTGGCCGGTGGAGTTGGGAAGTTTCTAGATCTGCGATGAGAGAGACTGAAATGAACGATAAAAGACGGACACAGGCTCTACCGGCAACTCGTCACGCGGATCTGGTGTATTTCTGGGACGCACCGGACGACCACGATGAGCGTGATTTCAGCGAGCCAATCATCGGATGGTTGATTGATTGGGATAGTAACGACGGTATGCCTTTCGCACAACCAATTGTGATAGACGGCCCGATCGATAACCGCGCGTACTGCGTGGCATATACAACGATGGCCGGAAAGGTGTGGTACCAATTTCTCGGCGATCGTGGTTTCCTTACGTGGGAAGAGGCGCGTGACTACGGTCGCGAAGCGCAACGAAAGTTGAGCGCGGCGCGAGAGGAACGTCGGCAGCGCAAAGCTGCCAAGAATGTCAATGAAGCGCCTACAGCCGCTCGATGAGCGGGGCACGACACCGGTCGGGAAACCGCCACACCTCGCGTGAGGCGTTCGACGGCACCGGCATCAGTTGCAGCGCCTCGCGCTCCAACGCGCTCGCGTACTTGCTGCCCGACTTCACGCTGATGAACCGAATCGACACGGCGTCCCAGGCGACCAAGTCCGCGGGGCCTTTTGACGCTGCCGCCCGACACACGGAGAACCCCGCCGCTTCGAGCAATGCGCGAGCGCGATGTTCCGCGCGTCGGCCTTTGTGCGCGGCGTTCATCAGATGAGCGCGAACGCGCGCAAGAGCCAGAGCACGATGAGCAACACGACGACGACGGTGAGCAGCGTCTTGATGGGCGGCGCCATCGGCACGTACGTGGTGACGAGCCAGAGACACACGCCGAGCACCACAATCACGACAAGGAGCCGAATAATGTCTGGCGTTACAACGGATTGCAGCGCGAGGAGCGTCATCATGGTTATTTCCCCTGTAAGAACATCAAGGTGAGGGCGCGCTGCAGAGTCGCGGGCAATCCGCTGCCGCCCCACTGTGAGAGTTTCCCAAGTTCATTCATCCCGATCGCCCCGCCAGCCATGACCGTTGGTTCACGGAGGGCCCGCGCGGCCAGCGCGGCAGCGGCGACCTTCGGGGAGCCCTGCGCGAGCGCGGTCGCCCCCGTGAAGGCCGTGGCAATATTCTCCAACCCGCGCGCCGGAATATCCGCCCGGCCCCGCGCACCCAATTGCGCGCCTTTGAGGCCCATGATGCGCTGGTTCAGGGCGCTGGTCCCTGGCGCGACTTTCTCAATCGTGCGATTCGCTGACTTCGCTAATGCGATCGGGAGTCGCTCTTTGACACCGAGACGGCCCCCTGTCGGGAGCGCGCGACGGGCCGCATCCGAAATGTCATCCCAATAGACTTTGGCCTGATTCAGATCGCTTGGCGAGATGCCGCGTGGGTGCTCGTCAAAGAACTTTCGCGCGAGTTCAAAATCGGCCGGGCCTTTTCCCCCGCCCCCGAGCCGTTGCTGATGGTAGCCAGGGCGCACTTCTTCAAACGCATCAGCCAAAATGCCCGTGGGCAACACGCTGGCGCGTTGATCGGCCGCTTGCAGTAACGCCTCTTTCTCACGACCGGTGGCCTGAATCAGTCTGCCGGCCTTCTCCGCCCCGCCCATGGTCGGCATGATCCGCTCATCGACCGCCACACGTCCGATCTTGTCGCGCCCAAACTTGCGAGCGATCGGCGCATTAATACGGAGGGCTCCTTCCATCACGGGCGCAGCCACGCCGCGCAGGACGCGCCCCGCCCCACGGAGGGTGGCTGGCACCACCTCGTTTGTCGCGACCGTGCCCGCGGTTTCCGCCAACCCCCCGGCGACGTTCCCGCCTCGAATCGTATCGGCGGCATGGGCCAGTTGTGGTCCGACGAAGGGCACCCAGTTGAGCGCGCTCGTGCCTTCATTGCCTTGTTGGGCCAAGGTGTTCAGCCGCTCGCTCTCGTTGGCGAGGCTCTTACCCACGCCAACGGCGGTATCAACGGGATGCCTGATGGTGTGCCATGCCCCCTCGGCCGCGCCTGTGAGCGCATCAATAGGATGGAAAGTCCGCTGGAACCCTTCGCTGATACGCGACATCGTGGAGGCGTGTTCAGACGGCGGCGTCTTCGTCGCCAGATCCTGATACTCGGGATACTTTGCGACGACGGCCTTTTCCAGGTCGGCATCCGACATATCGTCATACGCGCCGGGATACTTGGCCCGCATAAGGGCCGCGAGACCTTGAGGCATCAGTCGCCGCCTTTCTGCCGAATCCCGAGCGGGTCAGACTTGCCACCTTGCGCAACACCACCAGCACCACCGTCGCGTCCACCAGCCCCACTATTCGGGGTCTTCGCCGGCTCATCAGCAGACCCATCCATGCCTTGCATAATCTTGGTGATGCGCGCCATTTTTCGGTCGCGCACTGATTTGGAATCTCCAGGCTGCGGGAGGCCAGACCGTACACTGGCGACGTCTTGTTCAGTCAGGACTCCGGTATGCCCGACCGCACGGGCGAGCAGTGGCGTGAACATCTGTACGAGCGCTTGATATTCCGAGACGTCGTCATTCAAGTTGGCTTGGGCTTCCAGTTTTGCGGCCCCGCCGGCCATTTTGGCCAGCACGCCTTGGCCGGTATTGATCTTCTCGGAGAGTTCCGCAATCGACTGTAAGACGGCCGACGACCGCCCAACCGCCGCTTGGCGATTGCGCGTGTCAGTGGTTGGCGCGGCGGCGAACTCCTGGCCGGCCGCTTGCTCGCGCGTCAGTACCCGCGTGATGGGATTGCCATCCGCATCGACGGTCTGAATCCGCACGACCGGTGGTGCCGACCGTGCGGCATCGTCCGCTTGGCCGTAGTCTTTCCTGGCTTGCACGATTTGCTGGGACGTGGGATTTGGTCCGTATGTCCGTGTCACGAAGTCTTCGAAACTTCCCACGCCAGGCGGCTCCTTCGGCCGCACGCTGGCCTCGCGCTCCAGAATGGTGCGCATCGTGGCTTCGTCGAGACGTTGGTTCACATCCTCGCGCGTGTCCGGCCGTGCGTCCCAGTCACCAATCCGGACCGAGCGCACTTTGCCTTGACGGACGGCGGGCGGGGACACACCCATCACGTTCGTCCCTGGCAGCGGCGGCAAACCGATGGCGGGCGTGGCCTTCTCGTTCAACCCTTGCGTGGCTGGGTCCACGAGTTCACTAAATGGGCGGCCCTGCATCGCGGCGAGTTGGTCTTTTGCGGTCGTGCGCTGGTCAGTGTCCGCCTGCCGTTTCGCTTGGTCGGCGAGTCGCGCATTCGTCACCGCGTCCTGGCCATGCTGATATTCCGTTTCTTTCGCAGCACGCTCATCCTGCTGCTGCGCCCGTGTCCGCTGAAACGCCTGTTCCTCGGCGCGCTGCTGGAGTTCCTGTTCCAGCATCCGCTGCTTGACGATTTCCAGGAGCGCGTCCTTGACGCCCCCGGCCGCATAGCCGCCGGCGAGTCCCATCCCTGGCATTAGCGGCCTCCTGTCGTCGGCGGCCGGTAGCCGCCCAGGGCGCCGGCCGCGCCTGTGCCCAGCGCGCCGAGCTGCATCAACTTGTCGAGCCACCCGGACTTGGGCGGGGGCGTGAGCGCGGGCGTGGGCATCGACGGGAATTGCTTATCACTGCCCGAAAGCAGCCGCTGCTGCGCCGCACGATACGCTTCGTCGCCGAGACTCGACATGTCCGGCCGGCCGCCCGACACCGTCCCCATGTGTGAGGCCAGATGCGCAGGCGGGGTGACTTTCATCGGCCCGGCTTTCACAAATTCGCCCCACGCCGCTTGCCGACGGGCCTGGTCTTCCAAGTCCTGCCCGGTCGTCTTTTGGTTGATGGCGTTCTGCCGGTCGCTTTCGACTTGGCGCTGCCGCAACGTATCGGCCTGGAGATTGAGGCCGGCTTCGCGTTCACGGCCTTGCGCCGCGCCCTGCTGATAACCCGACAGAATCTGTCCGACGGATCCGAGTTTGCCGAGCGTGCCCAGCGTCCCGGCGCCTTTCGCGGCGAGCGGCACCGCCGTGCTCGCGCCCGCGCCGCCGGCGCCTGCGGCCCCACTCGCCCCGCCAAACGACACGCCCGCCATCGGACTTGACCCGAGCGTCGAGCTGGCCGCGCCGCCCGTGGCGGCGGCAGCCCCGGTACCCGCCCCGCCTCCAAACAAGCCTGGCGCGGCGGCGGCCCCCAACCCCGTGACGGCGGCGGACCCCAGCCCGACTCCGACAAACGCTTTCATCCACCACGGCATCCCGCCGCCCTCGGAGGCCGGCACCCACGAGCCTTGTCCGCTCGCTGCGTCAGCCTGCATCGCCTCGTCGAGCGACGAAAACCCACTCGCCGGCCCGAGGTAATTGAAGGCTTCAATATTCCGCGTTTCGGGCTGCCACTTGCGCAGTTGCCCGTCCGGCCCGGTGATGGATTCGCCTGGTGTCGGCATGGGTCTCTCCTACTTCGGGCCGTTCAGGAGCTTGTCCTGATACCACTTCTCGAATTCCGTCTGCATATTCGCGTAGTCGAACCCCGTCCGATCGGCGGCGGTATCGGCGGCCGACCCAATCTGGTACCGGTTCGTGTCGTTCTGAAGGTTCCCCAAGTAGCGCCGCAGTTCCAGGTCGCTCATGCCGAGCAGTTGCTGTATCTGCGTGGCGTAGGCTTGATTGGCGTTCGATTGCCGCCGAATCTCCGCGTCGGTGTCCGTCTTGTAGAGGTCGAGTTCATTATTGACCCGCGCCAGTTCCATCTCCAGCGCCGCGGCGTCTTCGAAGTTGCCCTGCTTCTGCGCCATGTCGAGCGCGCGCTGCAATTCGGCGCGGCGGTCAGACATGGCCTTGTCGACATACTCGCCCGTGAACTTGGCGGTACTCTCCCCCGCCGCTTGGCGCAACCCTTCCGCCTGACCTTGGAACCCGCCCGACCCGGCGAGGCCGGTGATGCCGGCCTGTTCAGCGGCCTTCGCCCGGTCCACCCCCAAGTCCCGCATCATGGAATTCCGATACGCCATGACCGGCATGGATGTGGCGGCGGCCTTCCCGGCTTCTTCCGCCGTCGGGCCGCTGAGCAGTTTCACAATTTGGTCATGGACCATTTGGTCGAATTCACTCGGCGCGGGTTTATTGATGGTCGTGTTCGGCCGGGGAATCGACGAGCCCCCCGTGGACGGCCCGGACGTATGCAGAAGCTGGTTGATGATGTCGCGATAGGCGTCCGAGACGGTGCTGCCGCCACTTGGTGGCGGCGGGGCGGCGGCCGGCGAACGGTCTTCGGCCGTGCCGGTCGACGTGGAGCTGCCCGTGGTCGGCGGCGCGGGCACGGCCGGCGGCGGATTCGACGGCCCACCTTCAGGTGGCGCATACGGATCGATGGGCGGCGCGACCGCGTCGTCCATCCATTGATTGCCGTACCATTTCCCGGGCCCCTTGGCGTAACTTGGCGGCGGCGGGGGTGGCGTGTTCTGGTAGTCCTCCAGCGTCTTGGGCGGCGTGTACGGCGCGGTCGCGATGGCCATTACTGTCCCCTCAGCATCCGCAGATGCACATCCCGCTCAGTCGGCGACGGCGCCCCGGTTTGCTGGGCGTCCAGTTCCGCCATGACTTGCGCGAACAAGTCTGAGGACGCGGGGCCGGCCATACCCTCCGTGCTGGGGTCGTTCGACGACGACGGGCGGCGCGCGGGGGTATTACTCCCCGTCCCCGGCGCATCGCGCATCCGCGTTTCCCAATAGTCCGTATTGGTCCCATTGAGCCCCGACGGACCCGTCAAGTAGTTCCGCCAGTTCGCTTCGTTCTCCGCCCCGCCAACCCAGGGCAAGTTCTTGTACTTGTCAATGAGCGCGTCCACCGGCGAACCAGGTGGCGCAGGCGCGGGGGCCACATTCGGCTTCGCCAGTGGGTCATTCGGGCCAGGCGGCGGACGATACGGGGAGGTCGCCATTAGTCTGTCTCCTCCAGATGATGGTGAATGATGACTTCATCCACCTCGCACGTGACATTGACCAAGACGGTCGTCGCATTGACGGTACTGGCCCAGAGGCCGCTCAAGGGGCTCACGTGCAAAATGGCCTCGCCTGGATTGCTATAGACGACCGCCGACGTGTTGCCTGCGCCTTGGTTCAGGAGACACATGGACGCAAAGTAGGCCGCGACGGTCCAGCCCGTGGGTAATGTGACGATCAGTTCGTTCGGGGTCCCCGTGACGGACGTCTGCTGCAGCATGACCATGTAGTGCAGCGTCTGGCCGACCAAGGCGTACCGATGCGTGAGCACGTCGGACGCCTCCACCCCCCAGGCCGTGCCCGCCCCCACCGAGAAGAAATTCGAGGCGTTATAGGGCACCGCCGTCCAGTCGCCCATCGCGGCGGCTCGGCCGTGCTGAAAGACACTCTCGATATAGCCGCGTTCAAAGCGTTGCGTAAACCCGCCCGGTCCGCCGAGCCAGACTTCCGCGAGACTCACGTCCCGGCGGACTTCGTAATGGCCACCCGTCCACACAATCAAGAGCGGGCGGTCGCCATTAGTGACGTTGTCAAACAGGAGCGCCGGGCCGGCGCTGACGCTCGCCGAGAGCATCTCCCACGCGTGTCGGCCGGCACTGGCCTCGGGGGCCAAACGTAGCCCGGGCCCCGTCGGATTGGGCCCGCCGCCCACGTTCCCAATCCGCACCAGCGCGGTCAGGGGCTGATTGAGCGCGTTGCGATACCGAATCGTCAGATAGGGCGTCTGGTCGGTCGGCGTCGACTGAATATCAATCCGCGTGCCGAGCGCGAGATTCCGCACAAACGACGACGGGTTCTTCAGTTCGTCCCGTACGGTCACGGGCCCATCGACGACCACGTTCTCGGCCGTAATCGCTCCGTGGCCACCCTGGTCAGTGTGCTGCTGGCGCAGAAACGTATTGACCTTCGTGACGAGGCCGTCGAGTTCCTGGACGGTCATCTCGTCGAGGGTCGCCGGGTTATCGAGATACGGGAGCGCCATCAGCGGGCGCCCTCTTCGAGTTCATCGGCCCCAATCCACACGTCGAGTTCGAACGTCTGGTCGAGCGCCGAGCCGTCCCCGAGCGTGACCTGCAGCGCAAGCAAGTCGGCCGCGTCGGTCGCGTCGTAGAATTTGCGCACGCGCGTCTCGGGCCCGCTGGCGACGAGCGATTGCGTCGTCGACGTCGACGTCAGGCCAAAATTCTTGACGAGGCCTTGCGTGATGGTCGCCGGCCCGGCTTTGGCCACCAGATACGCTTCCATGATGCGCTTCACCCGGCGCAGCGTGCCGCCCACGAACGGCCGCGACTGAATGCGCGCCTGATACGGTGTGCCCGCATCGGTATTGAGCGTGCCGTCCTGCCGCAACAGTTGTTGCGTGCCGGCCGCCACGGTGAAGTTGCCGACATACGGCACTTGGGCCAGGGGCCGCACGGCATCGAGCGTTTTCGCAAACATGACGGCGCAATGGGCCTGCGCGAGAATGCCGTCATAGACCGACCAGCCATACCGGAGAATGGACCCGCCTTCCATCCGGCCGCGCGAGACGTCGAGCGTGAGCAGCGTATCGGGCCGACCGCTCGTGCCGGTCGCGATCCACCAGAGCACGAGCTTGCGGGCGGCGTCATAGATGCCAAACGCGACGTGCCCCGCATTCAGGTTGACGGTCTGCCAGATGTCAAAGACGTCTTTGCCCATCCACTCGATCGTGCGGCCGACGCTGATGCGGCGGGGCCCGTCCCCGGGGTCGAGAAAATAGAGCGCGGGTTGGCCGTCCTGGTCCTCGCCGATGACCTGCGACCAGTGACTGACGGAGCCATAGGCGGTCGTCATCACGACACGGGCAAAGGGCGCAATCGGGTCCCCGGTCGGCACGAGCATGTAGATGCCTTTGCTTTGAAAGGCATACATGCGATTGTTCAACGGGCCCGCGAGACCCCGGTCAACCCCACCGCCGCTCGGATTGCAATCAATCCAGCCCTGTTGCGTGAGGGTGTTACTCACCCGTTCGTCGTCGCCCGTCTCGGAACTGCCGAGCGCCGGCGAGAAATAGATCCGACCCGCAACGGGGGCCATGGCATCGCCCGCCGCTGACTCCCAGACGCCAAAGCCAAACAAATGCAGGCCGTCACTGCCGAGAAATTTCACGGACGGGAACGGCGTGTTCGCCCCCACGAGCGGCGAGAGTTCGCCGAGCGCATAGTCGGCCGGGTTGACCGTGTCGTAAAAGTCGGGCGGGCCGCCAACCGCGATATTCCCTGACAAGGCGTAGTAGGCCAAGTCATCCGCCGACCCGTGATATTGGAAATGCGTTTCCCCCTCCCCAAGACTGGTCCCTGGCATGAGGTGGGCCGAGTCGCCCGTCCCCGACGGCGTGAACGGCGTGGCCGCGCTGAGGTTCGATTGGCTCACGATCACGCCGCCGACAATGCGCTTCGTTTGGTAGCGGTAGTAACGCAGGACCGCCGGATAGGTGCCGACCCCACTGTCGTTCACGAGCGGAGCGCCCGGGGCCGCCAGGCCTGTGCGGCGAATGAACATGGTGCTGTACGCCGGGTCGTACGCATGGAGGCGGTTGGCGGCGGAATTGTAGGCGATGAAGAGTTTGCCGTGATGTTGGACAAACGTCGTCATGTAGCCCCGGCCCGGCTCTTCATACGGGTCGTAGGGGACCAACCTGATGGCCGCCGCCACGGGCACGCGCAAGATGGTGCCGGTCGTATCCACGAGAAAGAGTTCTTCTTTGGTTTCGTCCTGGCCCGGGAGAAACGCCGCCAGCGCGAAGTACCCCGTGAAGGCATCGCCGGTGAGCGTGACCGCTACGGACCCGTCACGTTTTTTCCCGAGCGCGCCCGTGAAGCGCCAATTCTGCGCGACGACCGCCATATCGTCCGGGACGGCGAGGGGACTGTCGAACCCATTCCGGCCGAGACAGACCGTCCATTCGAGCGGGCGGGTCTGCTTCGTCGCCACCTACCACCGGCCTGTCGGAAAATTCACGCCATCATGGTCGAGATTGTTGCTGCGGTCGCGCAGCCGGCCGACGCGCGGGCGATAGTCGGGCGGATTGATCACCCGGTCGCGTAGATACTTCAACTTCTGTTGGTAGCCCGCCGCCGCCATGGCCACGCGGGAATCGTCCCGATATTCGTACTCCCGCATCCGCGCGTAGTCGGTCAGGATGTATTGGAAGTCGACCGGAATCTGCGGAATCGGGGTCGTCGCCGACAAATCCGCCAGCAAGACCGGGCCGTCGGCCACGTAGGTGTCCGTGCCGCTCGGGGTCGGCCAGAGGCGAATCAGTTCATAGCGGCTCGTCGTCTCGCCCTGCGGGATTTGCGCAATCAGGTTCCCGCCCGTGGCCGCATCGTACACATTGATGAGGGTGCCGAGCTGCGGCGGCTGATCGAGTTGGATGTCCTGAATCATCCGGTAGTCGTTGAAGCCGCCAATCTTGACGCGTCCGAGTCCGGTGATGAGCGCCGATTGCGGCGGGAACGGGAAATACTCCTCGCGTCCTGCGCCACGCACCGTAATGTTGAGGGTGGGCGTGAGCGCGCCTGGGACTTCGGTATCGGCCCAGAGTCCGGTGCCGGCGGGCGTGCGCAAGGCGGGCCCCACCCCGTAGCGCACGTAATGGGTCGGCGTGCCGGAGGAGTCTTCCTGCGGGTCGATGGTCCGAAACTCATCAGCGGTCATCAGGCGCAATCGGGTGGGATTGGTCTGATTCACGAGTTGGTCGATTTGCACGAGGATTTGCGGCACCCCGTAGACCTTCAGGCCTGGCACGGACGTGAACGTGACGGTCCCCATGCGTAGGGGCGCGAGTTCCGGCATCGACAGCAAATACCGATAGCCTTCATTGCAGTAGCGAGTCAGACGCGTGGTAACGGCGGCCGACGGCGTGCCGTCGCTATAGCCCAGATCGGAGTAGAGCGCATTCAGCAGGTCCGTTAGTGTCATGGCAAGCCACTCACGAGCAACGCACCATTCACGTCCGTGCGGCCTTGGAGATTCGCTAAGGGCGTGAGCGGCGTCACGCCGCCGGTCGGCGTCATATTCGCCACCAGCAGCGCGCCATTTCCATCCGTACGGCCCTGAATATTCGCGAGCGGCGTCACGGCGGTTGGATTGCCAGCCGAGGCAATCGGCGTGACCACGAGCGCGCCGTTCGCATCCACCCGTCCCCGCAGATTCGCGAGCGCCGTGCGCTGCGTATAGAACCCGGTCGAGACCACGCTCGTAACGACCACCGCCCCGGTGTCATCGACGCGAATCGGCAGTTGCGCGAGCGGGGTAAGCGGCCCGAGCGCCCCGGTAGTACCTGGCGAGACCACCAGCGCGCCGAGGCTAATCGTCCGACCGAGCGCATTCGCGAAGGGACGTGGCGGCCCGATCACCCGGTCGGGCGTGAGCCGCAGCGCGTAGTGCTGGCTAATCTCCGTGGCCGTCAACACGCGCGGATAGATCGCGATGTCTTGGAGCGAGCCAATCCACGAGCGCGGGTCATCGTGAAACGCGGCGAGCGCCAGTGGTCCACCCCCTGGTCCCCCCATCGCCGCGAGCGCCTGTGCTGTCCCGATGGGGACGCCTTGCACATAGAACTGCACGCCCATCGCGACACTGGCGCTGACCGCCATATGGACCCACGCGCCGAGCGTCGGGGCCTGCGGCACGGTCACGCTGAACGTGAGCACGGCGGTCCCGTTGTGGTACGTCAGTCGGAATGTCGTCGGGAGATCATCGCGGCGTTCCCAGATGTATTCCCCGCCGAAATAAATCTCGGCGGTAATGATCCCCATGTTGGAGCCACTCGGCGTCGTGGTATAGCCCCACGCTTCGAGCGTGATGGCGGGGGCGGCCACCGGCAGGCTGGGCGGCAGGAGTTGCCCCGGCACAGCGAACGTCATCGCGCGGGACGATCCGATGCCGGGCTGGTTGACCGTCACCGGGCCGGCGATCGGCGCATGACGCGTGCCCGCCAAATCGCGGGCGGCCGTGCTGCCATTCGGATCATCGAGCGGCCAGTAGGCGGACGCGCCATCGGCCAGAACGCGCGTTTGATAGGGTGACAGGGGTGGGGGTGGAGGCGCAGGCGGCCCCACCATGAACTCCACTTCCAGTTCAAACGGATTCGTCGTGCGAGTGCCCGACACGCCGAGCAGTCGGTAGTAGCGATAATCGGTCGCGTTCGTCGCGAAGCCGCCGAAAGAGGTGAGCGACCCAGGGGCGGCCACGGCCGCGCCCAGGACCACCGTGCCACTCAGGTCGATCCAAGTGGAGTTATTGGTACTCCCCTGAAATTTCCAACTCCCCTGGTCGCTGACGGCGGCCGAGATAAACACGCGGGCTTCTTGCACGAGGTACGACGCGCCCAAGTCAAACGACATCCATCCCCCGGCGGCCCCGCCGGCCGACCAGAAGGCTTCGTTGGCGAGACTGCCGTTAATGAGATGGGCGGCTGACCCCGCTCCCCAGGTGAGTCCCCCCCCAATCGCCGTCGTGATGGTCCCGGTGCGATTCCCACTCCCGAGGGCGTGGGTATAGGAGGTGGTCCCGCCCTCGTCAATCTTGAACTCAAATTCATAGATCCACGGCGTGCCACTCGCCGGCCCCGTCACCTGAAACAGCCGGTAGAAAATGTAGCCGGTCGTATTGCCGGCGAGACTCGTCATCGTCTGGGTCGTGACCCCGCCGAGCGTGAACGTGCTGCCGATGTCCGTCCACGTCGTGCGATCGTTGCTGCCCTGCCACTTCCACGTGCCGTGCGTGGTCGCGGCGGATTGATACATCTTGGCTTCGTCGATGATCTTTATCGACGCGAACCAGAACTCCACGATGTAGGCCGAGCCGAGTCCAAAGAAGAAGGCATTCGTGCTCGTGTTGCCATCCACCGCCGCGCTCAACACGGTGTTGAGCCCAATCGCCGGGGCCCCCGTCACCGTCACCTGCACGAGCGTCGGCGTGCGATTGCCCGAGCCGCCTGGATTTGCGTAGGACGTCGCCATCAGCGGCTCGGCAGCGAGGTCGACATTCCGCCGTTACATCCCAAACTCGGCAGCGGTACTCGGCAGCGCCTGCTTGGCCATCGCCAGCAACTCGGCCGATTCGCGAGTCATGACGACGTCCAGTTGCGCACTCATGGCCTTCAGCTCGGCCTTCATCGCCAAGAGTTGTTCCGCCATGTGCTCGGGTTTGACGGCATCCTGGCCTTCGTTCAGTTCCTTACAGGCCAGGGTTAATGAGATGGGCAGATTCATCCGCTCATCCATCGACACGTGCGGCAGCATCACAAACCGGCGCTTCGGCGTGATGTCGACGCCGTATTTCTGGTCGCCGCGCCACGCCTTGCTCACCGTCAGGCTGTTGAGGGCCTCGATTTCGGTCGGGGTCAACTGCGATTCATCCTGCCGGCAGCCGCAGAACCACGTCTCGCGATCGAGCTTGGCTTTCGGATGCGTGCGTTCGCCTTCAGGATGGGAAAACGGGCTGATGCCATCGGTATAGGCGTTCGACTGGCGCACCGTGCGGTTCTGCGCCTCGACCATCGCCTGCTGGGCTTCGAGTAATTTGGCCAGGGCGTCCGTGTGGCTCCCGCCGCCGAGCTTATCCAGGAGTCGAGTAAATTGGGCCTCAGTCAGTGCCGGCCCGGGCGTTCTTGTGTCCATAGATACCCTTTCCTCTGAGGCCGCCGCGACGGCCACAATTCCGCCGCGACGGCCTCCCGCTCTGGGGCGCTCAGTCGATGAGGATAAACACGGCCTGGTTGCGGCCATCGACGCCCGTCACCAGCATCGTGCCGACGACCGGAGTCGCCGCCGCCGCGCCGTCAATGACCGCCGCGCCGGCGGCCGTGCCGGGCACGACAATCGCGAGGCCCACGTCGGGCGTGCCCGCAATGAGCGCGACCCCGGTGCCCCGCGTCTGAATCCAGTCGTACTGGTTCGCCGGCGTGGCCGAGGTCGCGACCCCGACGCACGCGCCCGTGAGCGTGGTGATGGGATTCTGAATCACCCTGCTGTAGGGATTCGCGACCAGGTCCACTTTGCTCGTCGCGACGACCAGCCCGACGTCAATCGGCTGGCTCAGCGTGAGGAGGAGCGCGGCACTGGCATTGGCCGCCAGGTGGGACGCAATCTGGTACTTGAGTCCCGCGCCCGGGCCGCTCGAAATGACGGCCCAGCCGCCGGCATACTGGTTGGCCGTCGCCGCGGTCGCGCCCAGCACGACCGTGAAGGACGTCGCGCCGATATCCACCGTGGTCCCGCCGACGGGCGCGAGGTTCTGATGGAGCGCCACTTGCGCGGGCGCTTGCAGCCAATTCCCCGCGACGAGTGGCGCGACCCCGGCCTGAACATACCGATACGTATTGCCAAAGCTATCGACCGCTTTGGTGCCGAGCGTGTGCTTGGCCGTGGTCGACGACGTGCCGAGCCCTTGTCCAAACGACTGTGCATCGCCAGTAAGTGAGAGTGCCATGATGTCTACTCCTGAAGTGGAAAGTGGCGAGGCTCAGCCCGCGCAGTTGTAGACCACGCCGAGGTAGCGGGGTCCGTTGAAGCCCAGGTTGCCGAAGGTGTACACCTTCGTCACTTCAGTGAGCTGATTGGCCGGGTCGACCGGGGGCATCATCTTCATCCACGCGCCCGAGAGCACCGTGAACTTGATGGCCTTTGGATTGAAGAACCGCACTTCATTGGCCGGCGCGTCCTCGTCGTACATCAAGTCGCACTTGCCCTTGAACTGAATCGCGTCGTTGAGGAAGCCGATGTCGCCGCCGGTCGCCTTCGCGCCGCGTTCAATCTTCTCGACCGCGACGAGCAAGCCTTCATACGCGGCGAAGGTCGTCGCATCGGTGATGGCCGCCGTCGGGACCATATCCACGCCGCCCAGCGAGCACTGATTGAAGGTCGTCGTCATTGCCTGGCGCAGGTTGTCGTAGATGACAGCGGTTTTCGCGCCCGAGTTGGCGCGATTGCGGGCGAAGGTAAAGAGCGCGCGGTTCACGCCGCCGACGGTGCCCGTGGTGGGATTGTTCGCGATGAGCCGCGTGACCCCGTCGAAATTGTTGCCTTGGCCATCTCCGGTCCACGCCTGCCGGTTCATCACCGCCGTCGCCGTGTCTTTGGCGTTTTCGAGCTTAGCCGCGATGACATCAAACTTCTGTTCGCCTTTGTTGCGGGCCGTCTCCAACGTGGAGATGACGACCGTGCCGGCGCAGATGCGCTGGTTGAACTGGAAGGCGTCAAAGGTATCGATGCGGGTCGTCGGGATGGTGTCCATTTCGGCAATCATCCCGAAGTTGGTGTTCTCGGCGTATTCGATGGGGTACTCGAAGATGCGGCCCCCGGTCACGTCTTCCTTGAAGCCGGTATAGCGCGCCTTCCCATTGCCGTCCGGGTCGGCGAGCATCCGCAAGAGCGCGCGGCTGTTGAAGACGTTGTTGGTGGGTCGGCCCGTGCCGACAATCGATTCAAACGTTGACGCAATGAGTTGACCCAGATTTGGATCGGCCATGGTGGAAAACTCCCGGAAGACCGACGCGCTAGAACGTCACGCCGAATTCCGCCGCCTTCTCGCGAAGGATGTCGGCCGTCGTGCGTGGGCTCGTCGGACCGCTGTCGGCGGTCGGGCGTCGGGTGGGCGAGAGCGACGACGTCGCCGCGCGCCCTTTTTGACTGAGTTCGTCCAACACCGCCTGCCGGATCTTGGTGTCACGCGTGGGCAGGTAGGACTCCTTATAGGCGCGCAAGTACGCCCCCTGGAGCCCGTACCGCTTGTCGTTTGTCATGATCTCCGCAATCTTCGGCCGCAGCTCGGCGAACCCTTCCATCTCGGCGACTTCGGCGAAATCCGCGCGGGCGCGGGCATCGATGCGGCCGAGAAAGGCTTGGTGTTCCTGCTGTTGCTGTTGGTCGCGGAAGGGCTGCAGTTCTTTGCTGACGTTCCCCTGGATTTGGCTGAGCAGCCACTGGTCCCGACGGGCTTGCTGTTCGGCGCTGTAGGTATGGGCAATCTGCCCATTTTCCAGTTGGACAGCGATGTCGGGTTGCGGTTGCTCGGTCGGGGCCGGCGACGACGCGCCCGTCGGCGCGGGTCGCGCGGCTCCGTTCTGACCGTTCGGTACGAGCTGATAGCCCAGTTCGCCCGCTAGGTTCTGGAGGAACCGCTGCGGGTGGCTGGTGAGGTCTTTCAGCGTCGGGATGAGGGTCGAGAATTCATCTGGGGTGAACTCACGTTTGAGTTGCAGCCACGGGCCGTGTTCCTGTTCGAAGGCCGCACGGGTCTCCTGGGCGACCTTCTCGCGGGTGCGCTCCAGAATCTTCTTGTGGCGATCGACGGGAATCGGACCGACGGGCGGGGTGGACAGGTCCGCATCCGGGTCAGGTGCCGCCGCTATCGGTGGCGTCCGAGGGTCAGGTGATCCGGGGGGTACCGCTGGCGAGGCGGCGGGAGCGGCCGGGCCGCCTGGGGTGGCGGGCGCATTGGGCGTCGGGGGTACCGAGGCTGTCTGCGCGGCGGCCCCAGACGAGAGGGCCTGCACGATATCGCCGTGAGAAGACAGCGGAGCCGGGGCGGCCGATGTCGCCGAACCCGTCGAACCAGTGTCTTCCACGTCGGGAAGAATGCGCTATTTCAGGGGGAGGTGTCAAGAATTTGACACTTACCGTCATGTTTTTGGCAGTGACGCGCGGAGGCCTCGGTGAGTAAGGTTACCCCTATGACGCAGGCTGATATTGAAGAGATGTTGCGAAACCTCGCGGAGACCACCCGCTATCTGCGGGAGAGCGGCCGACGCATTCGCGAGGCGGCCGAACACATCGTCGCCGTGGCGGATCACCTCCAGGAGATCACTGCGCGCACCGACGCCGCCATCACGGCGGGGTTGACGCACCTCCACGGCGAGGACGACCCCGGAGAGAGCGCGTGAGGGAATCGTTCATGTCACGTCGCGCATCACGAGCCCCCCGCGTGACGCGCACGCCCCAGTGACCAAGGACATGCGCGTCACGGCCTCCGCGTCGTGGTTATTTGGGCGTCGGCTCCATGCCGTCGTCGGGCAGGGTATTATCCGGATACCCCGGCCGACCGCCTGGCAGGCTGTTGTCCGGCTTGCCCGGTCGGCCGCCCGGCAGCGTATGGTCCGGCACCAGAATCAGCCCCAAGCAGGCCAGCCACTTCACCATGTACTTGCGCCCTGGCACAATCGGCAACTGCGCGGCGTACGGCGGCAAACTATTGTCGGGCTTCTCGGTCGGGTCGTACGGAAACACCGGGAGTTGGACGGCTTGCCCGGGGGGTGGCAGATAGATGGGCTGCGACGGATGGCCGCCACCGCCATACACGGGGAGCTGCCCCGCGCTGGGGGGAGTGATGTAAATAGGCTGCGTGGGGATGCCGCCCACGCCGGGGAGCGAGTTGTCGACGTGCCCCCCATCCAAGAACGTAATGACCGCGAGACGTGATGCCATGGTTTCTCCTTGAGAAGTGAGACTAAATTGGTTGACGGACGCGGGTGGTGAAACACAATCACACATGGTGGACCCTCATGTTTGCGTGAACCGCAGCCTGCACGCGCAGACGTAGACGATTTGGTCGTCGGTGACCGACTCGCGGATGGCGGTGTCTTCCCCGATCCGCCCCCCGTAGCAAATTCGGCAAAAGAGTGTGCGGCTGAGACGGTACCGATGGAGCAGGCGGCGGTAGGCGCGGATAATGTCGGCATCGCGCCGGTCGAGCAGCACAGTCGGCGTGGCCGTCGGTTGGCCGTGCGCGTCGAAGAGCATCCCGCTGGTTTTGTCGGTCTCGATGGGTGTGGCGAACGTGCGGAGCTGGTCGGTCGTGCCGACGGGCGCGCGGTACTCGCGCACGCCGCAGCGGCATTCGACGCGGACGCCGGCCGCGTCAATCCGGGTCTTGCACCCGCTCGGGCGGTTTGCTTCCCAGCAGGTGTCGCAGCCGAGCGTTTCGATGAGGCCGTAGCGGGCGAGCACGGCTTCGTGCGCCTGCAGAATCTCGGCCGAGTGCTGGTTGAACGGTTGCGGCGGGACGGGGAGGTTCGCCGCTGCCACCTTGGCCGCTTCCGCCGCCGCCATCGCCTCCAAATCCACCTCGGGCCCAGTGGTGGACTCCTGCTGATTCTTCATCCGCAGGCCTCGCGCATTGAGCAGCGCGAAGTACTCGCGCTTTGTCATGTCCTGCGCGGGAATCGGCTCGACATCGACGTTGGTGAGACACCCGTCGGGCAATTTGTCCACGTCCCAGATCCGATCGGAGTGGACGGCCGGCGCGACGGGTGTCTTATCCTTCATCTTCCAGCTCCAGCTTCCCAGGCATCGTAGACACGTTTGTATTCAGGCCCTGGACTGCTGCCGTCCGCCGCGTACACGCGGATGAACGTCCACAACGCCACCCTCCGGGGTAGGGCCCATGCGATGAACATTGGGAACCGTTCCGTCGAGAACCAGTACCACCACGCTCTCGGCCCCCAACCACTCGTCCACAATCGCCACATATCGGCCTCTCTTGTCGCTCATGCGTCCAGCGCCCCGCGAATCGCCGTCCAGGCCTCATCGTTGGCATCAATCGTGAGCCCTTCGCCGCTGCGCAACAGCAACCGAATCGTTTTATTCGGCGCATCGCCCGCGTCGGTCGCGGCATCGATGGCCGACAGGCGTACCCACACCGTACGACCGCCGCCGGTCGCGACGAGGGAGTGCGTCGAAAGCGCTTTCGCGTCCTTGTCGGCAAACGACGGGGCCAGGTCGTCAGAGTCTTTGCTTTTCGTCATCGTCCCCCTCCAATTTGATGTTGCATTGAGTGCTTATTGAGCGGTTCCTGTAATTGTGCGCTACCGCCATGTTCCGTATTCGGCGCGGGTGCCGGCTCAGGCGTGGGCGGCGTGCTGGGCGTGTTCGCCGCATCGGCCAAGAGTGCCGGGTCACCGAGTTGCATCGCGAGCGTTTGCTTCACGGCCGCCGGGTCAATCTGGAAGCCCGACTGCTGAAGCAACGACACGACCATGGGGTTGGTCAGATCCTCGGCCTTGAAACTGAGCGAGATGCGCGGCTTCTCGGGTGGCGGGGCCTGTGGCGGCGGCGGTTGCTGGAGATGCCGCGCCGGATCTTCCCCAAAGGCGACATAGACGTCACGCAACCCTTCGAGCCGGTTATTAAACGGGTCATTGGCCGTGAGTTGGTACCGGTCGAGCGCCATCTTGCGTTCGGCTTGCTGGTCGAGCCGCTTGGCGCTGTCGGGCTTGACGTTGTAGACAAACTTGCCGGGCACGGTGAGCCGATTCCAGGCCTGCATCTGTTTCGCGCCCCCGGGGCCGGCCAACTCCACGTAGTCCATGTCGTCGGCGAACAGTTGGATCAACCCGCCGAGCGCCGAGACGATGCTCACGAACCAGCGCAGTACTTTGTCGCGCTCCTTATCGAGGCGGATGTCCGTCGCCTGATTCATGTACGTGAGTTCGGTCGCCGTCTTGCTGCCCTGCTCGGTGATGCCGGATTGGTTTTGCCCGAGCGCCCACGCCCGGTCGATGTCGCGCATGGAGATGTCGGAGGCAATCGAGGTGTCGCGCGGGAGGGTCGGCAGCGCAATCATCTCGATGATTTCGTGCGGGGCCCCATCCGTGAGAATGATGGACTGCACTTCGCCCTGTTCAAGTTTCGCAATCGTCGCCGGATCGATGCGGCCCCGGTCGACGCCCCGCATCGGGAGCGCCCGGCGTTTCTGCTGCATCTGAATCGTGCGCGTTTGGCTGAGTTCATCAACCGCTGGGCGCGACATTTGACAGTCGCTTTTCGGAAAGTGCGAATCCGGGGTGTACCGGAGCGTGAGCACCTTGATGGGGAACCCCTCGATGCCAAGGAGATGGCCACTCTGCGGATCGAGCCGCTGATACGGCGAATCCTCATGCACGCGTGGCGCGTCTTCGCCTTCGACGAGCACCAGATGCCGGACAATCCGCCGGTCGGTGACGGTGGGGTCGATGCGGTACGCCCAGTACCAGATTTCCGTCACGGCCTTGCCTGGCCGACCGACGTGGTGCTTGGACGTGTCAATCAGCAGGTCCTGGTCGTACTGACTGCCGGCCTCGCTGGACGGCGGATGCACGTCACTGAGGGTCGCGAGTTCCTGGTCGTCCACGAAGGATCGGAAGCCGAGCCAGTCGGCCTGCTGGTAATTGCTGCGGATGAACCCGGACGGCACGAGCAGTTTCGCGGGCGAGCCGCGCTCGATGTAGTAGCAACTGTGCGAGACCGTCGGCGGCAGCCCCGGTGCGGTCGGGGGGGTGACGCTCGCGGTGTAGCCGACTTTCACCCAGGCGAGACCGGCCGGGCAAATGACGTCGGACAAGCACTCATCGACCGCCGAGAGCACGTCGGTGTCGTCTGGGCCGAGTTTCTGATTGAGCACGGCGTTGAAGACCGGCACGGCCGCCGCGCTGTCGGGATTGCGCGGGGTGAGCACGACTTCGGGCACCTTATAGAAGAGCTGTGCTTTCTTCTGTTCGGTTTTCTCGTAATCGATATTGACCTGCGTCGTGTCGCGGAGTTCAAACCCTTGCGCCTGACGGTACCCGCCCGTGTAGCGTTTCAGGTTTTCGCGCCAGTCGGGCAGTTCCTTCTTCAACTCGTCGCGGGCGGCGGCGATTTCCCCACGCCAGAAGGCGAGCGAGCCGGGGCCATCGAGCGGCAAGGGGAGCCGGGTCGGATCGACCGGCGCGACCTCGGGCGCAGCGTCAGGGAGATAGTCGGGCGCAATCTCGGTGGTCATCGCAGGGCGGCCTCACGGAGTTGTTGAATGTCCCACGCGACCGAGCCTCGGATGGGCGCTTTCGGACGCGGCGTACTGGCCGGCCCAGGGCGGGAATTCGCGCCATAGCGCCACGCATCGGCCGCATGGTCGTCGCCATCGGTCTCGACGTCATCGGCATCGTGCGTGGACTGTTCCTGAATGGGAATGGTGCGCAGAAAGTAGCGGCAGGATGGGTCGACCGTGAGCCAGGGCTTGCCGTCGGGGGCCGTGCGCAACAAGTCATGGCAATTCTGCCAGCCGTTCTTCCCGCGCTGATTGTCGGCCTTGCGCATCGGCAAGCCGGCGCTGCGGAACGTCTCGACAATGGCGCGGCCATGGTCTTGGCCCGTCTTGTTCCACATGGACGGGTCGCCCGCGACGTAGCGGAGCCGACCCATCTCGCCGAGCAGCGTCCGGGTGATGGTGACCATCTTCTGCGCGACGTCGACTGGGTCTTCCTGCTGACCTTTCAACTCACGCGCGAGGTGGAGATGGCCGTCGGCCAGCACGGCCCACCACAACACGCAATACGGTTGGTTGTACCCCCAGTCCATCGACGCGAACCACTCGGTGCCGGCGGGAATGACGCGCGATTTGACGTGCCATTCCTGGCCGTTGTGGAACGTCTTGAACGCGCCGAAGAACGCGCCTTCGAAGACTGACCAATCGCCTTCGAGGAGCTGACTTCGGCGCGGTTCCGGCATCTGGTCGAGGTTCTCGCGGTAGGTCAGATCGATGTACGGATTGTCGTCGACCTTGGCCTGGACGAAGGTGTGCCACTCGGGCTTGTACTTCGGGTAGGTGTCGGGATTGGGCTGTTTGGTAATGAAAAAGTCCCGCACCCAGAGCGCCCCACGCGGCCCCGGGTTACTCGCCGCCCAGACTTTCGGGCCGCCGAGCGCGGTGATGACCGCCGGGTTGCTCGTGCGGGCGCGGCTGAACAGTTCGATCATGTCGCCCTCGTCGTAGGTGACGAGTTCGTCGGGGACGATGATGTCGTATTCGCGCGACAGGTACGACTCTTTGGCCTGCTTGTCGTCCATGTGGCCGCCGACAATCGTGGCCCCCGTGCGGGGAAAGTACAGCCGCCGCTCGCCCCGGTTGTATTTCGCCCCAAACAGGTGCGCGTCTCGCTCCATCTTGAGCAGATGCGTTTCTTCGAGGTCCTTGTAGTTGGCGCGGATGATGAGGGCCGACAGATGCCGCACGCGGAGACAATAACTGTAGAGGGCCCAGCGCAGGACGTGCGACTTGGCCCCGCCGGCCGCCCCGCCATAGAGCGTGCGCACGCAGGCCCGTTGCGCTTCGAAGAATTCGACTTGCCGGGGCGTGGGCAGAAACACAAACCGGTCGGTCTCGCCCGAGCGGATGCGGATGCCCCAGGCTTCCTGGCGCGCGGCACAGGCGAGGGTGGGACACACCCATTGGCCGAGCGCGTTTTGCCAGAAGGCCTTGCCGCACCAGCAGCATTTGGCGTGGGGGTGCCAGACGATCGGGCCGTGATGCACCGGCGCAGGTGGCAGCGTGACGGTCGCGGGCACGGCCACGACCGAGGGCAAGGGCGGTTTCCAGCCTTTTTTTTTGCGTCCGGAGCCGGCGCCTCCCACGCGCGTCAGTCTACGCCGAGTGTCAAAAAATTGACAGTCGCCTGTCAAAAGAGCGTCAGTGACGGCCCGCCGTGAGTTTGGTAGCGTGGCGTCATGTCGGTGATGGTGAGCGAACTGTATAGGACCGACCTCGCGACGAAGGCGGATCTGGCCGACCTCCGGACGGCGATGGCCGAACTGAAGGCCGACCTCATCCGGGTCCAAGTGACGACGATGATCGCGATGACGGCCATCTACGGCGGGCTCGTGGCCGTACTGAAACTGTTTGCCTAATCATGACCATCTCTGACGCGCTGTCGCTCCTCTCGACGTTCCAGGCGAAGCATGGGGACGTGGACGTGTTCTTCGACTGTCCGCACTGCGGCAAATCGTTCCCGCCGAACGTCATCCAGGCGCTGGCGGTCCGCCTTGGGTCGGTACC